CATTTGAAATTTTGGATTATAGGATGGATCGGCGTGCGCCGCCAAACATGGGATGGAAAATTCAAATCCGTTTATTGCAACGGTGAATCCTGGCAGGCTTACATCAGCGGTGTTCGACAGCCCGCCGGCATTTGGCATGAAGCTGCCGGGCGGCTGGCCCGAGACGACCAGCGTTCCCGGTCCATTGAAGGAAGTCGGAGAATAATCCGTATCATTGATCGAAGCCCAGACACGGAATCCATTTGACACGAAAGTAAAACTTCCGGGCGTCCCGTTGTAGGTAAACTCGGCCCCCGTTGTAAAATCGCAGGAAAGGATAAATCTCGTCCAGGCGTTCGAAACAACGGATGATGACGCTGTATTGAAATCGGCCTGCACGGTTCTTCCGGCTTGGGGGACGCCACCAAACACCGGGATATAGGCGTTATGTGTGCCGACCAATGAAGAGCCAAAAGACCCGTCGCCATTGAGCCCGATAAAACAGGGCCCGTTCGTGGTCTGCCCGAACTCAAGAAATCCCGGAGGGAAGGAGTCCGTTGACGGCCAGCGCCCCATGAAGGAAATGACGAACTTGCTGAAATCCGCAACCGGACTGCTGGCTTGCGAGAGATAGGCCATTTTTATGGAACGCCAACTGCGGTCATATAGGTGCGCAGGCGATTGTAAAAGTTGGTCACATCAGTGGATGACAGACTCGCGCCAATGCTGGCCATCGCCAGCTGGTGAGCGCTACCGCCCAAATTCAGTGCCTTGAGAATTTGGAAATTTCCGCCCACTACCGCACCGGAGGTTGCAGCGTTGTTGGTAAGAACAGAACTTCCATTCTTGTAACCCTGCACGGCGCTACTGCTCGACCTGTTGGCGCAGTAGTGTCCATTGGAGGTGGTGTTTGCCACACCGGAGATGCCGCTGGCGTTGACCCTATAGTACGTATTGTTGTCGGAATGCTTAGGATAGATGTCCGTCTCGTTGCCGCCCACATTGCCGATCACGGCGCGAGCGAATGCACCTATATCCGTCACGCACCACGCTGATACGTGCGCGGAGTTCTGAACGAACTGTGGCGTCGGTGCTGTGCTGGCGTCGAACCCGCTATCGATATAGACCGTCGTGCTGCCATCTACGCCGGTGAAGCCACGATCCACAGTGAACGTCGGCGAGCCATTAGCGGTGCCGCCGAAGCTTGTAGAAACGAGATTGAGCAGAGCCGTCGTGCTGTCTTGCGTGGCGTAGATGTGCAGCAGGTCCAGCTTTGAGAATATGCCATCGGTGTCCAAGCCGTTTATCAAATTTGTGTACGCAGTGGTATGCGTACCATCAAGTCCTGACGTTCTGGCTAGAAAAGCCGATGCATGGCTGCCCGCACCTCCTGCAATGCCAACGGCGCCAACCATTCCCATCATCATGGCTAGATGTTCTTCACATAGTATGCGGCAATTTCAACAGACGCGACCGATGTTCCGCAGGTTGCTGTCCATGCCGTGTTGACCGTTGCTTGTGGTAGAGCACTGTCAACCGGCAGCATGAAACCGCGCGTATCTGTTGCAGGAACCTCAAAGACGGCCCGCGTAGTGCCGGCCGTGGAATCCTTGATTGTTACCTTGGTTACCGTCGCCGACGTATTGGTGATGACCAGTCCGTATAAATCAAGGAAGGTAGATGCCACTGCTGTTACAATCGTTGTCTCTGCGGTGGATGATGTAATTGTGGTGGATTGCATCCCCTTGAGATCGCGCACCGCGCCGACAACGATTTGCTTGCCGAGCTTGTCGAATAGTGCGGCTACTCTTTGGCCATCGGTAACTGCAGTGGGATTTGCCGTCTTGGCGAGGCCGCCCATCTTAACGGGGTTGCCAGCATCAGTTGCTCCTGATGCCGTGTCACCGGCCGCAGAGACTGGCTGCGGCGTACCTCCCGCAATACCCTGCACCGTCTGGACAGCCGCGGAGGCCGTTCCGGCTGCACCCGTTAGATCAACCCCGGTCGGGCTGCGAAGCTGTACCGGGAGAGCTTTTCCGCTTGCGATGTCAATATCATTGCCGGTGCCATCCGGTCCCCACACGGGTTTGACACGCTGGGCAAGGACTCCGGCACCGATATCATCGGCGGCAATCGTTGTTCCGGTTCCAGGCGTTACTGCTATGTTGTCAACCACTTTTATATCTCCTTGGTAATAGACAGCAGCAGGCCCATTGGCGAACCATGCGGAGCGTCGTTCTTGGTAAGAGCAAGCAGCAACCCAATTGGTGAGCCGGTTTGATCGACGGCGCTGACGATGACTGTGATGGCTTGGGTATCGACCAACGCCCCATCAGAAGCTTGAACGGTCACTTGATAACTATTGTCAGCACCGACATCGAGCGGCACGCTAAAGACAGGCGGATTGATGAATGACAGAACGCCCGTCGCCGAATCGATCGTGAACAATGCTGCGTCAGCGCCACCGATGATCGAATAGACCAGAACGTCATCGTCGGTTGCTGTAACGGTAGTTACGATCGACACTCCTTCATTAATGCCGATGGTGGCCGTGGCGCCGCCGCCGTTTGACGTAATGACCGGACGGATGTTGAGCGTGAAGTAATCGATCTTCTCGCAGACGATATCAACGGTGAAATCAGCGGTCTTTCGCGCGGTTGAAATCACCCGGCCAAGAAAGCTGATGTTCGGATCGTCGTTGAACGAAACGATGTCGCCGCACTCGATTCCGTACAACGTATTATTTACCGTACAGGCAAAGCGCGTTCTGGCAATGTCGTCGATCAGCAGCGACTTGTTGACCAGCGCAACCGCCTGCGCCGTCCCCATGCAGATTGGGAGTTCAATTGTCTCGCTGCCCTGCGAGGCCGTCAGTGGAACGGGGAATCTCTCCCGCGTCGCCGGGACGGTATCCCACTCGTTATCCTTGTCGGAATTGATAAAGCTAAGCGTGCGCTGGCGTGGGATAGCCTGCGAGTCGATTTCAGTTAGCTGGATGGTATCGGCAACGATATTGCTTCTGGTCAGAACCGCATCGATGCCGGACGTTGAATCATTCTCAAAAACCCTTAGCTTATCGGTTGTCGTGATATTCCAGTTGCGGAATATCTTCTGGAGCTGTTGAAGTCCCGCAATGAATTCAGTCTGTTGCGGCCATATCCAGAACTTGTCAGAGCCGGTGACTGTCGCCTCTACCTCTGTAACGTCGTACCTTGCATATTTGGCGGACGCTATAATCGCATCATTCCGGGTGATGCTGGACGCCTCGTGCAGGAACATCGAGACGAACGGTATTTGATTGTTGAAAACCGAAAGCGGGATTTTCCTGATATTGAGCAGCGGATGCGATCGGTAAGGAACCGCCGCCGCGCCATATCGGGCTATGCTATCCGCAAACGGTGTCTGTGTTTCGCTCCCGTAAAGAGCGCTGATTTGCATTCCGGCGAATGCAGTTCCAATAGGCGTCCACGTTACCCCGCCATCCGATGACGTTGCAGAAGTTGTTCCGTTGAGATTGAGATAGGTTATTGTCCTCGTTGCAGCAGGAGTTGCGACTGCGCCAAACCCGACGATCATGTCGCAAACAGGTGCGCCGGATATAGTATAAAGAAATACCCCCTCGTAAATCCGGCAACCGAACAGACCTTCCCCGCCAACAAAAACCGGGATATCCTTGCCAATGAGCTGCGCGGTAAACTTATCGAGGTTAGGTGTGCCTGTTACGGTCGTTATTGATTCGGTCGTCAGCATCAGCTTGAGCCTTCGGCGAACTCGACCGCGAACGGCGTATAACCCCCAACACCACCACCGCCGCCGCCACCGCTTCCATCAGGCGGAAACTCGACCGTCGTTCCAAATACAAATGTTGACGATGAAATTCTCGAACCCGTAAGATGCGGGAAGCCGCGATAGTTATTAGCACCACCATCTGCGAGGATACCAATAGCAGCACCGTACTTGGCGACCGCCATGGCGAGCGTCTGGTCGTAGTCCGGCGCGATCTCGCCCCAATCGCCAACCGTTAGAAGATTCCCGAACGGTTCAACCAATTCAATCTGGCTGATGCCATCCCATGAATCGATCACCGAGACGCGGTTTTTGCAGAACCCGGATCGCATAATGAGTCGGCCAGGCGCGTACCATGTCGGATCGGTTTTGCGAGGCTCTGTAACCGTAATCGTAATGTGTCTGGTGTCGATGAGCGACGCCACCTGAAACGCTCTCGCATAAGCATTGCGGGTCGTCCATGTAACGCCACCATCAACGTAAATTGTCCCAACGGTGCTCGATGGCGTTGGCGCTCCAGCGGCGGTAATGCCCGTGGTTATTGAAGTTGCTTCAAGATAGACATTGGCATAAGCGTCAGGATTGACGCTCCCGGTAAATCTAAATCGCCGCCTGTCTCCAACCTCTATTGTTTCAAGCCGCGCAACGTCATGTAAATCTTTCGTCGTCGCATCTATGCTTGGGAATGTCGGTATCTTCGAGCGGCGCGGATCGCCGAAATCTACCTGATCTTCAACGGTGTATTTACGAATGAAGATATCCCGAGGCGTTCCGTAGAGATTCAGGACTTCAAAGGTAGCATTGCCGACCGGATCATATTGGACGTTCCCATTCATCTTGCCGACGAACTCGAAATCCTTCGAGACTGGGTTTGCGGCGTTGGTGATTTCGATCAGGACCAGCGCGTCCTTGAACAGTTGAAGATCGATCTCGTATGGATCGAATGTGCCGTTTGCTTGAGTGCCAACCTTGATAGAGAGATTAGAAAGCGTCCCGTTGTTGGTGTTGGTCATGTCTCCTATTTCAATGACGGCCGGGCTCCACGTCACCGCGCCGATCGTTATCGCCTTGTGATGTGGCGTGACATGAATAACCGTTTCATCGGGGCGTGTAATCGTCAGGATGTATTCCGGCTTTGTGTTGACAAAGCTGAATGAGAATGTCCGCACAACTAGAAAATCTCTTCAATCTGACCCGACCTGACTTCGACATGATCCGTCTCAAGCCACGTCGTGCTTATGGTCTTGGACGTGAACATGACGGGCCTCGCTTCGCTGAAATCCGCCGTTGGCACTACGCCAGCGCCCGGCGCCGTACTGAACGTCACCACGCCAGTTGTCAGGTTGACCGAGGATAGCGTAGCGCTTACCCCGTTCTTGTAGGCGGTCACTATGGATGTGAAGGCGTTTCCGGCGATATCTGTCTGTGATCCGTTCAGCGGATAATTCACATCACGAACAACGGAATGGGCTGCGGTGGAGTCGATAACTTGAAGCTGGAACGTCGTCGTCGATCCGTCCCCGAGGTTCAGACCTGTGACCGTATTTCTGAGAAGCTGTCCAGTATAGTCACGCTCTGACGCTCTTGGGGAGATAAAGAGAAACCCGCGCGAATTACGACATACCTTAAAAAGCGCCTCGATATATACGGACGCAGTACTCCAGCTTAGTTGCCAAAGCTGCTTACAACGATCCCAGCGCTCATTGGTGGTAACGAGACCATTATCCGAGGTGACCACGACGGTATTATCTTCAAGTGTACTAACAGCGCCGCCAAGAACACTGCTGCGCCTGCCGTCAAGATAGACAGCATCAATCGTGATAGATGAAGCGACCATCAGCTTGCCGCCGCCGTCATCTGGCCGAAGCCCTGCCCGAGCTGGCGCATGTTGCGGCGCGCGTTACTGGTCGATGTGTTGTTGAACACGAAATTGTTGTTATTGACGACAGTGCGTGAGCCTGAATTATCGTTGGCACCAGGAGGCGTGATCCTAATTCGCTCCCCACCATTCACCATGGCATGGAACGGTATGGTATCGCCCGATGGTGGACCTCGCGCTATTAAATCTACGCCAGCGGCAGCCTTATAATACCCAATCGCCAGTGCGCCGTGGCCCTGCGAATAGAGCGGGTTGAGAGTCGCTTCCGTTGCCGCCGTATTGGCCTGCGTCGATTTATTCAACTGATCGATGGATTGCATTAGGTTAACGATCTGCTGATCCCGCGCAATCGTCTCCGGCCTGCTTTGCAGCCACGCCAATTCTTCATTTAGATTGGAAATCTTGGTGGCCTTGTCGCCGGTCTGCGCATTCTTGATATCGTAAAGCTGCGATACCGCCCCGAAATCGGGTTGATTAATTGTTTGGTTCTCCAGACCAAACATTC